CATTCGTTCCATCACCTATTATAGTAATTGTCGGAGCAGAAGAGTATCCACTACCTCCTGTCAAAACTTCGTATCCAACTATCTGTCCTGCAACTGCAGCAGTCTGTATCGCAAGTTGTTTAACGTCTGCAGCGGGGGAAGATGCTGAAGTTGACCCTTGGAGTTTTACAGGAAGGAAATTTGCAGACACAAACTTATTTGCGGATGCAGCGGATATGGAATATAAGAATTTCCACAGATAACCATCACTTGTAGAGAGTATCGAACTCGATTCTCCTGTCGGTTTAACCGTAGATTTTGCAACATTACCGTTATTGTTTTTACCTTGTTGAACACAAACATATACTTGGTTCTCATCATTCATTACATAATAAGATTGATTTGAGTTTGCTACTTGTTTATCATTATATGCAGAATATTCTGAACCCGCACTCCAATTTACTCTTTCAACAACGAAAGAAAAATCACTAACTTCCATTATTGCTTGAAGAGCGTTTCTGAATGTTCTTTCTTCGAAGTCATGATTCAATGCAGCAGGCACAGTATCACCTGTATTAAATTGTTCTGATTTCCCTAGACCAATATAGTATTTGTTACTTCCATTATCAAAGTCGGTTTTGATAGAATCTATAACCTGTTTCTTTAGTTTATTTGTAATGACTGCCATTTTATGCTACCGTTCCAGTGTTAGATATTATGAACCATTTGGTTCCTGACCAAATTAATGTTGCTGATTGATTCGCTGCAAATGCAATTGATGAACCGAACGCGAAATTTGAACTTGTACTGTCTTGGTTTATCGTTGTTGTTCCTGCGGTATCACTTTTTAACATTATCTTTATTTGTCCTATTGTATTACCATCAGGCAATGAATGTGATAAACCAGTTGTGTTAGTAAATATTGTTGTTGTTTTACCAAGTGTGATTAGATTAGGATTTGCTATTGCTTCGTGTCCTAAAACAAAGGGAGTTGTTATCTCAACCGCTGATGTTCCTTTACTTCCAAGTTTCAAAGCAACATTCGCATCACTAACACCCGTTGATTCTAGAATTGGACTAGCACCATTGACTGCATTTGTAAGTTTTAGGTGATTGTTCGCTGATGATGTTGACACTACGTCTATGAGAGAATTTCCACTCACATCTGTTATACTCGTGCCAATTTTAGGTGAAGTCAATGTTTTGTTGGTTAGTGTTTGTGCATGAGCATTAAATGTAAACTCATCGTGACCTGTCAATAAAGGTAGTGTCACATTTCTATCAGCATCAAGTTCTGATACTGCAAAGACATACTGATGGTCTGCAGTTGTATCATTTATTTGTGGTGTTGTCAATACTGGACTATTTACTATAGGACTTGTTAACGTCTTATTTGTAAGTGTTTGGGTCGCACTATTGAGAGTAACTGTACCTGTAGAATTAGGGAGAGTAATCGTTCTATCTGCAGTTGGATTTTCTGCCACAAGAGTTGTTTCATGAGCATTTGCTGAATCACCTTCAAATTCTACTCCAGTGGCAGAAAATTTGACGGCACTAGTTAAATTAAAGTTAGTGCTACTATCAGCACCCAATACAGCATAGATTTCGTCGAAGTTATCATTAATCTTATCTGCGCCTACACGAAGTGTATCGCCTGTGCCATCGTTCGCAGAACTTCCTTTGTTTAATACTTGTTTGGTCATTAATATATCCTAATTCTTTATTCTATTTATATACTTTTTAACGCACTATGGGCCCAGATGTCCAAGATTATCTAAATATTCAGCAGAGTCTGCACTATAAAATACATGTCTATCTTGGTCTAGAGTCTCGAACGAGAAGTCGTTTGACAAGTCAATACTATCATCATCAAACGTAGGTGATGTTGCGAGTTGTGCTTCTCGTAAACTACTATATTGATTTATGATTTCTTGTAGTGTTATGCCATTATTAGTGTTACTGTTCAAGAACATACTCGTTAGTTCTGGTCGTATTCTACTTAGTATTCCATCTGAGTCAACATTTCCTTCATCATCTACGAGTGACGTGTGGTCTATGAATGCAAGCGAACCAAATGATGCATTACTATGAACCGCAAATGGTGGGGGTGGTTCAATGATTACTTCTGGTGCAGTCACTCTATCAACAACACTACTCACTATTTGAACCTCTGAACCTAAGAATGTTCCAGCAGGATGCACAAATAATTTATATGCATCTTTCCACAAATCTTCTGTCAACTCTGACTTGATGAGTATCGCATGTTTTTGGAATAACTTATTATCAGTAATGAACCTCTGACTTTCTGGTCCTATCTGGTCTTCTCCTACATTAAATATATTTTTTCTTGTGTATATGATGTCTGGGTCAATACCAAAGAATGTTCTGAAGAATTGTTGTATAGAATACTTTGTACCCTTTGACCTAAACAATACACTAGAGTATTTTGATGCCGCACGTTTATCCTGAAACCCTTCAAAGAAGTTTTGTCCAAGTAATAGTTCGTCTTCAATAAATGATAGAAGTCCTAGGTCAGTCTGTGTAATGTCTCGTGTGACAAATAATTCATCAACGAGTTTAGATGGAGATGCATCTGAGTTTTCGAAATGATAATACTCATCAAGCAGTGTGATTAACTTTGGATATTCAGTACGGAAAAACTCTGGAAGGATTTCTTTCACAGCACTAGTACGAAGAGAGAGTTCTCTTCGGTTATAGTCCTTTAGGGTGATATCCTTATTATGAGGCATTAGTTAAGAACCCCTTCAGCAACATCTACTATTTTAGTAAACGACTTGTCACCATCGAGTCTTATAACATCTTGTCTGAGCGGAGAGATTGCACTCTGGTTTGCAGGAGTTGCACTTAACTTAACGAATGTGTTTGAACCTGATATAGAATCAACCTGAAGACCTACTATAGTAACTGTGTCCCCTGCATAACTTCCCAAGTTATCTATGATAACAGTATTTGAACTAGTATCAAAAAGTTCTAGAATATTTGAATTTAGTCTGTTTCTAATTAGACAATCGTTACCACTAAAATTAAATGTCTCTGAAGTAATCCTGTAAAACACATCATCGGGGTCTGCTATCGCAGCAGCATATCTAAGTTTGTGTGTTTGTATTGCAGTGAGAGTAGGAGTAAACCTTCTTTGCATTTTTATTTCTTGTCGTGAAGACAACACTGCAGGACTTGTTTCATCAACAAGTGTTAGTAGGTTCGACCTTCTGAAGGACTGATTAAATTTACCCGTGTTAGCAGAAAAGTAGCTTTCAACTGCGTTATTCACATTTGTTTCGATAGTGTTCCTAGATTGTGTTGTGACATTATCATTGAATTGGAATACAGTGTTTACTTCGATGAACGTAGTTATTGGGTCAATAAACTTAACAATGAAAGATGCAACAGATAATTGTTCTGCAAGTTCTAGCACATCTTCTTTTACTGATGTCTGAGTTTCTAATTCAAGGTCGTCGCCGTTTGCTTTTTTCTTAAATAGTATCGATACAAAGACTACACCATATTCTGGTTCGAGTGCATCTTCTCCACCAAAGGATTGTATGTCATCAATAAATGACGAATAGTTTTTAAGTATCAATGCAGAGTAATCTGAGGCAGTTACCATTCTGTTTTGTGATGCATATTGAAATGGTGCATTCTTACGAATACTCGCCAAACTCTCTTTTGAACTACCACCAACAGAGTCTGATATTGTTGCAATTGTTACAGGATAATTATTACCGTTTATGATTACTGTATTAAGAGGAGCGAATACTTTTGCTCTGTTCGCATCAGCACCATTAACTGAAAGATATTCTAGTGTTATTCTACTTCCAACCTTAGGCGCTTTTCCTAAGGTAACGCCATTACCGAATGATAATTCAAAGAAACCATTCGGTGCTTCTCTAAGTATATACAATGTAGTGTTCTCGTTTATAACCGCAGCATTTGCTAAATTCGAATATGTAGTGAATGCACTTGATGTTGGTTCATCAAATACTCTAACAACAACAGTACTTAAATCTAAATTTCTATCGGGTATAATATAAGTTGGATTGTCTGTAGATTGTAGAGCAATAAAGTTTTTAGTTTTGTTAATACCTTCTATTATTGATATGTTTGTGTTGTCATCAATAGTAGAGAAATTGTAAACACCGTTCACTCCTATTGCTGATAGGTCTTCTCGTGTTTGAAATGTATAAGTTTCCTCATCAATTTGTGTAGTGAACTTAAAGTTTTCGTTTAACTGTATTTTGGTTGGAACATCTGCCACCCCTGATAAGTTCAAAGAAATGTTTATTATTGCCTGTGATGCATTTCTTGAGTTAGCAACATATCCAATACCCTCTGCAAGAGATAAGACTGAACTTCTAAGTTGTGCGGTACTCAAGAATGATTCGTTCAACGCAAAGTTTGCGATAAGACCATTGTAGTGTGTGTTGTATGCAAGCACATCCAGTATAGTTGAAAGACCTGATGCATCAAAGTCGAAATCATTAAACTCTCCAGATTCTATCAGAGACGATTTTAAATTTGCCTTAATAGAATCAATATCTAAGTTAGTTGAACTTATTGTTGTTGTTACCATTTTATCTTAACCTTTCGAGATTAGCAAACAAAGAAAACGTTTGTTGATAATTCACTACTTTAAATATTATTTCTATTGCTATATGATTTCGAATTCCCAGACCATTTGATACTTTTATATTTAGAATCTTTGCTCTTGGTTCTTGTGTTTCTATAATTCTTTTCAAACGTTCTATCACAAAATAATCTGTTCCTTCGTCTGCCAACTCAAACAATAGTCCTCTAAGATTTGCACCAAATTCTGGTTGAAATGGTTTTTCAAAAGTGTTTGTCATAACTAAATTTTTTAAAGCTTGTTTTACTGCCGCGGCATTAATCTTTTTAAAAATGTCTCCGCCTGTTTTAACAGCAAGAGTACAGTCTATATCCGAGTACTCACGATTACGACTTAGGGCAACAGATACTTCCCCTCGTCCTAAATTACTTTTTTCTTGTGTGAATGCTCTTCTTGTCATAGTTCTATTTATATCTTTTTTATATTATTTTATTATGTTTTTTTAAATTTCTTGGTTTTTGCTTGGGTCTGTTGGTCTTCCTAGACATTCAATGAATTCATTCTTTGCAAAGACATTGTTATTGAACACTGTTGATATCTCTTGTTTAAAATTAACTTTATATTCTGATGGGACTAAAGGAACTTCTAAACCTATCTGTGCTGTAAGTGTGCCATCCCAATTATATTCATCATAATCTAGATACAAATGATTGTAACGAATATGGTCTTTCCAATATTCTGCAACATCAAAGGTTTGTTCTAAATCAATTTTACCATCGACATCTATGACCTGATAGTATACAAGGAGACCGTTCGCCTTCTTATACATCACCAGTTCACCATCTGAACCTTCTTGTATATCAGGAATTTTTCTATTATAGATTCCTTCACTCACGATAAGTCTCACATCATTAAATCTTTCTGTGTTACCATTAATCATTTGCATAGCACGAGCGTGCAAAGTTAGGTTGCGCGCTATCTGTCTTCGTTTAGAATTATTTTTTATATGATTGAATGAAGTCTTATCTGAGTATGACCCAAGGAACTTAGCAATGGTTATACCATCTCCAAGTTTTGTTTTTGAAGTGATAAAGTTTTTATTTTCTGGGTCAAATTTTACATCGGGGAATATTTTCATTTTCTAAATCTCTTTCCTCTATTATCTAAAGAGTTTCCAATAGGGATGTATCCATATTTTGCTTTTGCTTCTTTACCCACTGCTCTACCTATCTTATATGGAGTAGTACTGAGATAAGTTTCTGGAAGTTTACCTTCTAATACAAGTCGTCCACCAGCAAGTTCTATATTATCGGGGTTTCTAAAAGCAGAACGGATTTCTTGTGTTGTGGGTTCTGAAATAAATACTCCATCATATTTGGTTTTGTAGTCTACTTCAGTTCTGATAAAATCTCCAGCATCTACACTAACATCAAATTTCGGCGAACCCTTTAAATGAATTTGTGTTTTATCAATATTAGGGTCACCATTATAAATCTTAGCAACATTGTCAGGTTCAACAGTTTGATGTCCAGATTCCGCTTCTAAGTTAAAGTTTGAAACTAAATCACCAAGACTCAATAAAGGGGCATTAGAAGGAGGCACTAAAACAACAGCACTAGTTGTACTAGAATAAAATGCTGTGATTGATTTGTTTGCATTGTCTGCAAGTTGCGCCTTTTTCGCAACTCCATGAAGACTTCCGTGGAATATTGCAGTATCATAACCTTCTGTCGATGCAGGGTCAGCACCACCCGTGAAATTTGTAACATTTCCATCAGCATTTGTAGATGATGAACCAGCAACAGTTGAACCAACGCCTGCTGTTATACCAGTTATTGTTCCGCTACCATCTGAATCAGCAGTGTTTACAGCACCCGTGACATAATCATCACCACCCGCATAATCTCTTTTCTTGAGAGCACCAGAGTAAGTCTGTCCTGTGAACCTCATGAACGCACCACCGATAACACCGTAAGTACCTTGCATTGTGAGTTCTTCTTGACCAATTATCCTTGTTCCCAAGGCAGTAATCTCTGCATTTGTAGCACTAATTCTACAATCACCTTGCGCTGAAACTAGATGATTTCCTTCTGCTGCAATTTTACTATCTCCTTTGACCACAATAGCATTATCACTTAACATCATTGTGATATTGTTTCCTACTACTTTTTGACTTCTTGTACCGAGATAATTCTCTACTGTATCGCCTGAGACTTCGTAATTAAGATTTCTTTTAGTTCTTTCTTTTCTATTACCCGCAACATCTATATTATAATTACCACCAACTTCAACATTATAATCACCACTTACTTTGAGATTAAGATTGCCGTTATATACAAGATTACCATGACCTTCTACAATCACAGTATGGTCTCCCCCTGTCACCTCAACCTTATTTTTAAGGGCAGATAAAACCACACTTCCGTCTGCACGTAACTCTACACCCGCACCTCTACGATGACGAATAAGAATGCGTTCACCGCCTGGCGTATCGTCCATCTCAATAACATGTCCACTAGGTGTTTCGTCAACTTGATTAAATGGATACTGTGATGGCATCTGTTCAGTTATACCCAGTGGCACACCAATCTCTCCACCACCAGTATAGAGTTTGTTTATTTTAGTACCCAATGCCGCTTTGTTAATAGATGGACCAAAGTTGTAATCCCTCTTCGGATAATCACCCGAAGGATTCTGCATTCCATCTGTAGGAACCCCAACAGAAAGTTCTGCACCAAGACCTAAACCCTTTGCGTTTACTCTTGCTTTAAAATTATCTTTTTTGTTTGTCATAGTATCTATTTATCCTGCGCGTAATCTGGTATACCAACACCATTTATTCTCATCACATCAATCGCAAACTTCCTCGCTCTAGGAATATTAATACTCCCGTCAGTTGGACGATACCAAGCTACTACCTTATCACGAGATTTAATATCCAAATGAATGAAGAAGTTATATGTTCCTATACCTGTGAAACCTAAATCTAAAGCAAGTTGAAGCATTTTTTTCTTTTCATTAATGGTGAATCCTCTTGTTGAAATATCTGCAGCAATCTTATCAATGTGGTCACTATTCCAGACTCCATTAACCCTTGCATTGACCTCTATAGTTCTATAACCACTATTTACTCTTAAGTTCTTCTCCATTTTATTAGCAAGACTTCGAAGTTTCTTTTGCATATCACTTGTTAATTCACTGACATCAACTCTCTTATGCAAGTTAGGATTACCTCCAATTGGAACTCCAAGTTTTGCACGTAATGCATCTTCCTCTGCTTGTGTTGTTGTTCCTGCATCATAACCATCCGTTTGCGGCATACCTATAAGTACATATTGACCTTCATTATTTGCAGTGTCCAAGAATCCTGCTTGGTCTTCAATTGCAGACGCATTACTTGCAGGAGTAGGAGCAGGGATGTTTCCACTCTCAATAGAAGCGATATGACTTCTTAATACATTCTGTTTATCTGTCAGACTTTTAGCACCTATGAGTTTATCAGCAGATATAGTTCTCAACAACTCTTGTGGAGTAGTAAAACCAGGCAGACCTTTTTTGATTGCTTCCCTTGCGATACCAAATAAACTTTGTGCTTCTTCTATAGGCAAAGAATTAACAACTTCTTCTCCACTTTGATTAGCAATAAATTCTTCGAATTGTTCTGTTTCTTCTTCATCTATTTGACTTTGATTTATTTTACCAAAGAGAGAAAGTATATATTCTTGAACATCAAAGTAGGGGTCGAGTTCTTCTTCCTCTACATCACTGTGTCCTAGAACTTCTCCTGATGGGAAGTGAAAATAATATGTTGATAAGAACTGTTCTAATGTATTAAACTGTGCCCGAGTGAAAGATGAACTTGATGTCTCCCAAGGTTGTTCAGTTGATGCACGATTTATACCACCTATCATAACAACACCTATTGAAGTAGGATTTATGTTTGGACCATCATTACAGTGACTTCCTTCTTCCTCAACAGGTTTGCCTCTCTGTAATCTACCATCCCTTCTTATGACATAATGATAAGGTATCGAAGTTTCAGCTTCTAGAGGACTTAATTTAGCAATTGTCGCTTCTATTTCCTCTGCCCCAATATTCTTATTACTGAAAGTTTCACTTGCATGTAAGACTACGGTATCAATCTTTCTCGAAGCTTCTGATAAAAGTTTACTTGAGAATTCAAGTTCAAGTTCTTCAACAGAAGAAACGTATGTGAACTTTTTTGATAGGTCTAGTGTGAAGGGTTCACCTTGAGGAGAACTTGCTTCTGCTGCTAATAGTCCTGCTAGTCTAGGATTAAAGTTATTATCACTTAATTCCTTTTCTATTTTTTCTGCATTGTTTTTAAACTCTGCAGTTTCTGCAGCAGTACCACCATTCTTTGTAACATTATTAACTACTGCATCTATCGTGTCACTAAAAGTTTTAGCATTAGTTATTGCATCAATAGGTGCTACTTTATCACCAAGTGATTTAAATGAAGCTTCCTCAGTCAGAACAGTTTTTAATGCATTCACTTTTTCTAATCCACCCGCCGCTATACCCGATAGGATGCCTGGCACTAGATTTTCATCAATGTTAGGAACTAAATTTTTTACCCTATTTGTAAGGTTCTGTGTGATATCTTCTGCAATGTCATTGATTAGACCTCCAAGACTAAACTTCTTTTTCGCGGTATCTTTAGCGGCATCTCCCACACTATCTTTTACAGCGTTCTTTGCTGCACCCTCAAGACTCTCTGTAATACCATCAAGAGCTTGTTCTACAGCACCCGTAATACTTTCTGTTACACTGTTTAATGTATTGGTTATCGCCGTTGTTGCATTATCGATAACTCCATTAACTTTGTCAATAAGACCTCCTATGCCTGTTTTGTCTAAGATTTTGTCTTTTATAGTGGTTATTTTGTCTGTTATGCCTGCAAGAGGACTCACGTCTCCTAACACTTGATTCAACGCACCCACACTACCAACAACCTTAAGGACTGCACCCAAGAAACCTCCGCCAGGTTTTCCTAAAACTTGAGGTAAAGAATCTAAAAAGTTTGCCGCCTTTTCTAACTTTTCGTTTGTTTTCTCTGTTATGTCTTTGGTTGCTAGTTCAATTGCCTTTGGCGCCCCAGACGAAAACGCAACAACAGAAGCTGCTCCAATTACTCCTGCATCACCAACAAATTCAACAAGACCATTACCATCTTCATCATTACCAACTGACTTACAAAATCCCGCAAAGATATCTCCATCTGTTCCATCACCTATGATAGATTGGTTTTGAATATTAAATTTATCTTTTATTTCATTAAATAATTTGTCAGCATCACCTAAAGCATTTGGAACTATATCAAGTTTATCAACCACTACATCAAATGCGCCATCAGCATCTGTCAAAGTTTTTATAACACTTGACCTTGACTTAGGCATTGCTTGCGTAGACACATTTTTCAAATGATTATTTAACCTATTTTTCAAATTGAAACCCATTACTCATAATCTCCTAAATTTTCTCTTTTTAATAACCCCGTCAATTCATTAGGTTTTAATTTCAAATAGTATTTTGCAAATATGTTCAAAGACCCCTTTTCACCTCCTATAGTTTTTGTCTCTATTAATCTTAAGTTAACAGACCTTAAAGTTCCTCTCAATTCAAAAGCAATAAACTCAAGTTGAGTTGTGAATGTTCTATATCGAGGCGAGAACGCCTTTAGATTTCCAAGTCTTATGCCTGTCCAACCTGCTATTCCAAAAAGAGCTTCAGGTGGTTCTTCTTCGGACTCGTCTATACCTTCTGACCCTGTCATCATACCTAGCATCTGCGAAAGATTTTCAGTAATACCGACAGACTGATTATATGTATAACCTAAATTTAAGAAGAATTGTAAAGAGAACTCTAATCTGTTTTTCTTTATCTTGTCAGTGATGGTTCCTGTGTTTCCATTTTCTATATCAAGAGTACTCGCAAGAACCGCCTCTTCTTCTACTGTCAATTGTCTTGTGTCTTTCTGGATTTGTGTTGGTAATTCTATTCTTGGAAGTGAACCTAAAACAATAGGTGTCTGTGAACTCTTTCCATCCATAAACATTCCGAACACCAAAGCGTTTGGTAAAACACGAGGTATCTTACCGATACCCGATACTCCACCTTCTGTTGTGGGGAGAACACATTGTGCCCAAGGTAGATGGTCTTCTGGAATATCTACGGTTGATGCATTATGTAATCCGTGTATGCGTATCTTTACTCGTCCCTCATATCCTATTGGGGGAGTCGAGTTTATAACGGTTGCAATAAACCACCTACTGTTATCACCATAATATTCTGACATTATGCAGACTCCAAAGAAACTAGTTTACATGTTGCTGAATGAGATGTTCCAAAGAAATGGTGTTTTACTGCATAAATAAGATATTCACCAGAGTGTCTTGAATCTCTCATACCTGTGGGACTATCTATATCAGAATTAGATATATCATCACTCGTTATAACAAGGTCAAGTTTATCTCCCACACAAGCGTTCCCTAACATAAGAGTTGAACCATCAATAACAATTGTTATATTATTTTTATTTAATAAGTTTTTAATTGAAGCACTCGATACCTTCATTCTAAATTTACTCTCATCAGTTTCATCATGATAACTTTTTAAATTTCCATAAGTTCCTGTAGAGGTTATAGAGTGATACTTAACGGCATTAAACTCTTCTATTTTCTTAGTCAATAGAATCAATTCTCCATCATAAACATTTTGTGATGCACCATTCTCATTCTCTATAATATTTTGTTTTGACATATTAGTTAGTTGGTCACCCAAATTATATTTTACAGAAGTTATTTCTCCTGTACTTAGATTGGTATTAGCATAATCACTTGAGAACGCTCCCAACTTTAATAATTTTAATGTATTTGCAGATGAACCATATTCTACTTCTCTAACAACAAATGAATCTTGTATAGGATTTTCAGTATTTCTAGTAGTGGATGTGGGGTTGTATATGTAAGAATTATTACTGAAGGGTTTTTGTTGTAACATGAAATCTAAATTTGCTAGTTTGATTATATTACCTTCATTGATATCCTCTTGTACTTCACTATTAGAACTACCATCTAATATAGAAGGTAAATTTAGTGTTGCAAAAAGATAATAAGGTGTTCCATTTTCTGTTGTCAGTCTTCTACATAACCACTCTAGTGCCTCATTAGGTGTCATATTAGGGATGATACAGGTTATGTCTTGTTGAGCACTGAACTCATCATTAGGTGTTTGAGCGCCTGTGTAGGATATATCAACTTGTCTCCCAAGTTCACTTTGACATATACTCTTTACTATTCTTTCTAAACTTCCGTTATAGGATTTACTTATCTTAGTAACCTGTCCAAGAAATCCATGTTCATCAATAAGAGAGATAACAAAGTAACTAGCTTTTCCGTTTTTATCCTTTATTTGTTTCTTTATTTTATATGCTACAAAGTTCTTATTCATAACCATAGGAGTTGAGTCTTTGTCTGTAGTACTAAGACCAATAGTAATTCTTTCGGTTCCTTGAAATTGTATATCAGAAAAAAGACCATCAGTATCTGTAACGGTTATTTCCCCTGTCAGAAAATGTCTATCCATATTCTCATATATAAGAAGTTCAAGTACTTGTTGAGTTATGTCAAAATCTGCTAGTCTTGAATCACTTTCAGAACTGTTTGTTCGTTCTTCAATAGTAAACCTATCAGCGTGCATAATGACGGATGATAAAGCATACTGTGGATTTACTTTATTGTTATTAGAAGTTGACATTTTTATATTATCTTTGTCTCATAAGAAGTTTATATTCTGAAATAACAGCTTCGATTAAACTCGGATTTATAACAAGTATAGATTTCAGTTCTTCATTTTTTAGTTCTAATCGTTCTCTATATGTAATGGGTGTTAAACTTGCGGCAGGATTATTAAAATCAAATAATGTTAAGTCTACATATTCTCTATCAGAATTTTCATAATGATGAATAGAATTGTATTGTGCAGACTCCGCCAATATTGTTGCAGTGATTTCCATATTTTCAACAGCATCCGTATAACCCACACTTTGATTTATGTTTCCGAAAGCAGTAGTGTTTACCTCTTCTCCATTATCTACTATGAGTTGACCTAACTCTGGTATTTTACGAATTACTGTTCCCGTCGTACCATTAGTTGATGTTACTACTTGACCAACAGGAAAGTTTTTTGATATATCGTCATTAGTTACTATTGTCCTATAAGGATATTTACCCTTAGTCTCATCAAGTAAATCATATGTCGGTATAGGCCAACCCGACTCTTTTATATGTGGATTTAAAAAAAAGAATGTCCAATAGTAATCAACAGTACCGTAAAGTCTATAAGATAAAACATCAGGCCTATCGCCCGACAAAATAGTGTATCTATTATAAGAAGTGGAATTGTTAATAACATTTAAAGGAATAACCGTTTGTGTCAAATCATTAAAGAAATTAATTCCTTCGAAATCACCGAAACTGTATAATACACTCCTAAAATTTCTGAAATATGTAGTAGACATTTTAATATCCATCCTTTATATCTTTTTGATTGAGTTTAAGCGATTCTTTAAAACTGAGTTCAAAACTGACTGTGATAGGTTCAAATGTTGCTTCACCTACTCCTTTACCACTTTCATCAAAATCTTTATATCCCTTACGAAAAGCGTTCATTCCATCATCAGAACCATTATATGTTGTCTTCATACTTTCCAAATAACAAGGTTTTATTTTATGTAATACGGGTTCACCGTCATGCATCATACTTATAAGAAATCTATCAGGATACTTATATCCCATCTCAATTTTTGCTTTTGCTTTTTTCCCTATTTCCGCACTTAGTTTAATTGGATATAACTCTTGTCTGAATCTTTTTATTATTTCTTTAATTTCTTTTGCTTCTCTCATACTTTCAGCTTTCATATCAAAAGAAAAACCAAATGTCCTAAAATTTACTCCCTTAAAAATAAACCTATAATGGTTTGTTGCAACAGTACGAGTACCAACACTAGCGACCTGTGGAATGCCTGTCTTAGAAACTATCCCACCTATACCCGCACCCATTTTGCCAGCGTTTTGTAAAGCGAGTCCACCTAACATATTACCAACTTCAGAACCACCACTCCTCGTTAAAGCTCCTAATGTAGCAGCACCCCTGATAAGAGTATCACTAATACCAGCATCACTCCCTGACATTTTTGCTAATCTAGTTTGGTCCATTCCACCCAGACTCATCTTACCAATTTCTACTGCGTCAGAAAAACTTTGCGCAGGAGACATATATAATTTTATTTGAACATCACCTCGTGGTAGAGGTGGTGTATATTTAGCGTCTGTTATAAGCAGTTGTTTCTTAGCATCTCCTTTTTTACCATCAAGGAATGCTTGTTTCATCGCATTTAGTGTCTTCATCGCATCTTTTCCCAATTTAATGGTAGACGATAGAATTTGTGGAATCATTCCCAGAAATAAATCGCCTGCAGCATCTAGGGACTCAACATTTATCGGATTTTTTCCGTCTTTCTTATCCTTGTTTATGATGGAAGTGATTTTTTTCAAATCATCCTCATCAAAAACACTCTTTACCAATTTATCACCAATACCTTCAAGAATGTCTGCAAAGGCACTTACACCAAATGAAGTTTCCAATACGGGTTGAAACATTATATAACTCTTCAAACCTTTTTCTACACCAAGACCCTCATACGGGTATTGTAATGTTTTTGTTATTACTGTATGTAGTTGTTCTGTGTTAACTTCAGAAATAACACTATCAGCTGGTGTTGATGGATTTTCTGTAGTTACACTATTCGTTGTTGTTGCTTCTGCCATCTTTTATTTCTCTACTAAATAGTTTATAGTCAAGTCTATTTATAAGGTTTTTATGGCATATTCGGGAAGATATTCAGTAAAAAATCCATCTAAGTATGAGGGTGACCCAACTAAGGTTGTGTATCGTTCTCTCTGGGAAAGACATGCCTTCAAGTGGTGTGATGACAATCCAAATATAGTAAAGTGGTCATCAGAAGAAGTTGTTATACCTTATCTATACGAAGTAGATAGGAAGTATCACCGATACTTTATGGACTTGAAACTTTCGACTAAACAGGGGAAGACATTCCTTGTGGAGATAAAACCCGACGGACAGACAAGACCACCCAAGGGTGCAAGAAGGACAAAGAGATATCTTACTGAGAGTTTGACCTACATCAAGAACGTGAACAAATGGGAAGCAGCAGAAGAATATGCCAAGGACAGGGGTTGGGAGTTTGTGATATGGACTGAGAAGAACGAACCTCTGAAGTCTATTATACCTAAGTCAACCAAACCATTAAAACCAATAAAACCTTACAAACGTCGTAAAAAATAGTATAAATAGACGTATGAGTAAGTTATTCGATACCCTATCAAGAGAAGCGTTTCGTGCAGGCGTGAACCCTCGTACTGCGGAATCACGTAAGTGGTTTCGTCAACGTGCAAAGGAATTGCGTGGTGTTAATCGTAAAGAGTTGATGGGTGAGTTGCCTTCGGGAGGCAGTGTCGTTGGAACAATGCAGATGTTCTTCTATAATCCAAAGACAAAAGACACACTACCTTATTATGATAAGTTTCCTTTGGTTGTTGTGGTTGGTCCTGCAAAGGGTGGGTTCTATGGATTGAACCTTCACTATCTACCTCCATTCTTAAGAGCGAAACTACTAGGTGGTTTGATGGATATCGCTACAAGTAAAACATCACCTAGTGCAAAGTTTGAAATATCATACGGTACACTAAAAGCGGCAAGTAATCTGAGTGCATACAAACCTTGTTTTAAACACTACCTTGCAAGTAATGTTGCAAGTGGTTTTGCGAAGGTTCCTGCACCTGAATGGGAAATTGCGACCTTCCTTCCGATTGCACAGTTTGCTAAGATACCAAATCCTCTAAAAGCATATGCAGATTCAAGAAAGATGATATAAATGGCAGAAGAAATTAATCTAGTGGGTAAAGGTGGAGGAATGGATGATTTCCTAGCATCAGTGAGCGAAAGTGGTGGTTTAAATAATCAAAACCTTTACCAAGTAATACTACCAAATGACGTATCAACAAAAGGACTTAACAAAAGATTAAGTGTCCTATGCACTTCAATTTCTCTACCACAGAGAAACCCAACCTTTATGCCAAGGGCAATAGGGACAAGAAAAACAGCTGTGGTTGGGGGTTATGCACAGACTGATGTCTCAATGACGTTTTTGTTATTAGGAGATTTAGCAGCACAAAGATATTTTAAATCGTGGCAAAAGAAAATATTTAACCCTGAAACACATGAGATGGGTTATTATCAAGAGTATGTAAGAGACCTTACAATTACTCAGTTCAAGAAACCTGTTTCTTTTCCTATCGTAAAAAAGAAACTTTTTGACCCAGGCAAGATACCAAGTTCAATAAGGTCAAGACTTCCAAGTTTAGGTGGATTAGATTTATCTCAAGGTGAATTTACACTTAACACTCTCACAAAATTTAAACCTGTTCAAGAATTTAAACTAATAGAAGCATATCCGTTAAGTGTTGATGCAGAAAGTGGACAGGCCTTAACAGCTGCTGATACTGGTGAGAATGGTCCTTCTGTAATGAACGTCGTATTTTCATACAGAGAATACGAACATGAATTCAAGGAATTTAAGACTAGTCAATTGGATGAAGGAATACTTGGCGGACTCATAAATCTAGGAAAGAAACTTTTTTAATATAATATTACTATGGAGAAAATAAAATATTATGGCACTACCTAAAATAAATCAAGCGATAAGATATGAAATGACTATACCGTCTTCTCAAAAGAAGATAACGTATAGACCCTATTTTGTGAAAGAAGAAAAAATACTAATGCAAGCATATGAGGCAGAAGATGAGACTGTCTCGATGAGAGCAATGCTAGACACCGTTATTGCGTGTATATATGATACTGTAATACCAAGTAGTCTAACTAGTTATGATATTGAATACATGTTCACACAAATAAGAGCAAAGTCTGTTGGAGAAACTTCTAAAATAATTGCTTCATGTACGAAGATGGATTGTGAAGAAAAAACAAAATTGACGATAAATCTTATGGATGTAAAGGTTCAGGATGGTCAGAAAACTGATGTAAAAGATATTGTAGAACTTTCGGACAACATACGGATAGAACTGAAATATCCTTCTTTCGAATCTTATCTTGGTATTTGGAGTTCAGATAAAAATGATGTAGATTTTGGAATGGAGATGGTTCCTTTTTGTATAAAGGCAGTAGTTGTTGGAGAGGAAAGAATTACAGATTGGAGTGAGGAAGACATGAAAGATTTTATTGACTCCATGACTAATGACCAATTTAATAATATTTCTGAATTTATACAAAACTCACCATCATTAAGACATGAAGTAGAATTTGAGTGTAAGTGTGGTCATAAAAATAGAACAGTAATGGAGGGTCTATCTGATTTTTTTTAGTGTGCCTCTCTCATACTAATTTACTTACATATTATAAAGTAAATTTTGCATTGATACAACATTATCGTTATTCTCTTCAAGATATAGAAAGTATGATACCTTGGGAAAGAGAAGTTTATTTGTCATTATTAGAACAACATGTTGAAGAATTAGAGGCACAAAGAAGAGATAGTCCAGAAAGTATAGCAAATCTTTAATAAGGTAAAGAGATGACAAACAACAATGTAATAAGAGAATTACTATGACTGAATTAACAAAAGAAATAGTGACATCTTTACAAGAAGTTACCAAGGCGTTGAATACTCAAATCACGCAAGGGGCTATTTCAGCCCAAAGGTCAAACGCTCAAACAAAATCAGCGACAGACATTACTAACAAAATGTTATCACAGATGATATCTGTTTATAAAGCTACAGCACCGAAAGGTGGTGCTTCTGGTCCTCCCGAACAAAGTCTACTCCTACAAAACTTGTTAGAATTAGACAAAAGGAGAGAAGATAAAGCGGATAGAAGAGCAGCTGAAAAAGCAGCAAAAGATGAAGCAGCTGCAGAGGAAAAAAGAATAGCTGATGAAAAGGAAGCAAGTCTAGACAGGTTTAGTCGAGAAAATATACGAAAAACCATGGCAACTTTGGACACTTCAAACAGAGACATGGGAATGGGTTTCGCGGGTTTTAGAGACTCTTTTAAACTAGAGAATTTGAAAAAGGCGAAGGAGACAAAGGCGTTCCAAGTAAAAGAACGCAAAACAATGAAACTCAGAGAAAACAATAAATTAAAATTTGAGATTAGAGAAAAGAGAGCAGAAGCAAAAAAAGAACGTTTTGATAAAGGAAACCCTTTACAAAAAATGGTCAAGTTTCAGAAAGAAGCAAAGTTAGCAAGAATTACAGCGAAGAATGAAAGAAAAACACAACGCGCTGCAGACAGAAAAGAAAGAAACACAAAACTATACAATAAAATGGCAGGCATATTGAAAGGTGTGTTAGTGTTTGGTGCTGCTGTTGTTATACTAGGACTTCTTTTAAAATCTGTTTCTGGAATTGTTACTGCCTTTAATAAAATAAAGGATACTATTCAAGCTGCAAAGGATTTTACTAAAGGCAACTTTGACCCTCAGGCAACTGATTTGGAAATGAATAACAGGTTGAGTGTTAACCCAGATGTTGTTAACTTAGAGGCAGCAAGAAAAAGTGGAAATTTCACTGAAGAAGAATTAAAAATATTTAAGAAAAACCAAGTTGGTACGACTCAACAAGCCAGTTTAAATGTCTCCGAATTTGCTAAGGATTCAGTTGGTGTTGGTCTGAAAACAGCTGGCTTCGCTTCATTAGTACCAGCGCTGGCAGCACCATTGAACGTGGCGAGTTACTTAACTACTGGAAAAGGTGCGTTTTCGGGGTTTAGAGGTGCTGGTCAAAATCTCTTAAACGCCCCGACACTTAACTCTCAGGTACAGGGTAATGCTAAAGATAATGTAATTAACGATTTGGCATTATCACGAGCAAGAGGTGATTTAGTAGAGGAATTTGGAGAAGATTCAGACGAAGTTAAAAAATTGGACGAATTAATAAAAGGTCAATTTAAAAAAGACCAGAGAGAAATACAATTATTAAAAGTGAGAGCTGATGGCATAGAACTCTCATCAGAAGGAGCTGGTCGCAACAGAGAGTTGTCAACATCAGTTCGGAATAAATTTAATAGTATGACACAGGAAGAGGCTCAAGCAGCACTTGATAAATATACTGAAGTTGATGGAAAGGGAAAGATTACAGGTAGAAAAGGAAAATTCCAAGGCACTAGAGATATAGAAGGATTTTTACAGGAATCACTTGGCAAGGGTCTTTATGACACACAAGCAGAAGTTATGGGCCAACTTGACCCCGAATATTTAAAAGGGAACTCCAATCTTACTTCTTTTGCATCATCAAGATATTTACCAGACGGGTCAGACAAAGACCTTCATCTGTTAGAGAAGATTGAAAGGAATACTTCTAAATCGCAAACTGGTGACACAACTATCATCGATGCTAAAAATATTGACAACAGTATTTCTGGAGGAGAAAATGGAGCTAAAGAGTTTATCACGCAGGAACGAGTTGAAGCAACAGACTCTGAATTTGAAGTACCATAATAATAAAAAAAGGGAGACCCGAAAGTCTCCCCTTAGTCCTAATCCTCTGCCGCGAGTTTCGCGAAGTAGGATAATGTATCATCATCTCCCTCAGATGCCATCGCGACCTTCGGTTGAGGTGCAGACGGTATCACTTGAGGTTCAACTGACTTAGACCCAACAGTCTCGGCAGTTCTCTGTAATGATTCATTCTTCATAGTAGAACCAGAACCAGTTGCTTGACCTAACACAACTTCAAGTCGTGCCTTCAAGTCATCATAAGACTTGTATGATG